TAATCCTTGACCTGACGATAATGTTGCTCCCGGTTTTAAAACACGCCCATCTCCTGCAAACCCAACCGTGCTTTCTTGAGCCGGTGTAGTAGGCATTTCTGGTTGCATTGCCGCACTTGTTTCAATTCCCGGTCCTTCTTGAACATTTAAGTGCATATACTCATCTACACCCTCTGGAAGAGTTGTTGCACTAACACCTATTGGAAACTTACCAGTTCCAAAAATTACATCAATAAGCTGACCAAAAGCCGCTAATACTTTAGTCTTTGTTACTTTTATAAAGACACGAGACTTTTCAGATTCTCTAAATCTTACGTTTTTAGGATACAAACCCCTAAAATTATGATACGCTGTGATCCAACGATTTTCGTCAGAGTCTCTTGCCATTTGTGCTTCTGCATATCGTGCTTCAATCAAACCCGCAAGATTAGATTTAACTTGGGCTTCTGCATTAATAGACAGCCCATCTTCATTTTCTACAGGTTCAAAAAAGACGCCATCTGCACCAGCGACTAAAGTATTTTCTTCTGCCATAGTTTTACGGTAGCGTTATAAAGTCAATTACAAATGTAACTGTAGTAGCGGCTGTTGCAAGATTATTAGCTAAAGGCTTTAAACGAATGTGTAATGTTCGCTCTGAAGAGCTTGCTAAAGAAGCGGCAAGTGTCATAGCCTCTGACGTTGCAGGACCACCGCTCATGTTTGCAAACTTGTTAGCCGCCGCTGGAATACCATTTTCAATAATAAACAAAGGCGTGTTAGCGGCGATTGTTACAGCACTACCACCATCATCAGCAATTGCTTTTTCGTCAATGATCTGTCCACCGCCAGCGGAAGTGCCAAGATCAAAATCAATATCATCGCCTGATGCACCCGCAGTAACGAGGTTGCCTGCCGCAATCATAATAAGATTCTTAATGGATGTTCCTGCTGGTTGCGTAAAGCTAACGTCATAAGTTGCGTCTGCTGTTACGGCAATTGTGCCTGTAGTGGCTGTGGCTTGTGCGCCGACTCGTGTTGCAATAGCACGAACATCCCCAACGCTGGGAACTCCTGCATCGTTGCGTACATCAATAACTCCCGGTAGTGCTGACATAATGTTTCTCCTATATTGTATATACTGCGTATGCAGTTGTTATAATAATAACTGTACTTAGCAAATAAATGCCATATGTATTAAAAGGTCGCCAAACTCTGTGTTTCATTAGTATCCAAATGTTCCGTCTGCTGGTTGATAAATACTTTCTTGGTGTAAACGCCTCATACGACTAAACGGATCATCTAGCCGTGGTCGAGACATAATTAAATACCGCAACGCATCATACGCATGGTCTGGTGCGTGGGTATCTACATCTTCAGGGTTGCTTTTATCCAGAGGAATACTTTGTAGTTCGCGTATCAGGTTAGGACAAGTATTAAATATTTGTAGTTTGGGCCTTCCGCTTTGCTGAACTTTCAAGTATTCGTGGATTTGAATCTTGCCTGCAATTCTATTTTTATCTGCTCGTCGTAGCTTATGTCCAGCCTTAACAAGCGTTTCTCCAACTGTTGGGCCTGTTTGCCCTGTGCGGTTCCAGCAGGCTGTATCTAGTACGCCGGGAACACTCATTGGATCATTTAATTCCATTTCTGATATAACATAAGCTAGGTCTGTTGCTAATAGTCCTTTTCGATAGAGTTCTCTGTATATTATCAGTGTGTTGTCATCTCTATCTATTGCACCCCAGACACAAGCTGATTCTGAAGCATATCCATAGTCAATACCTTTTATTCTTTCCCAGTTAATAGGTATTTCATATGGTTCTATAATATGTATGTTTCTATCAAACTCAGTGAAGGCCGCACCTTCTGCAACGTCCCAATCACCTTCTAGTAGCTGTCGCCGTTGCGTTGGGGGCAACGCCTTCAGCATCTGTTCGTATCTACCATCACCAGCTAAGTAGGGATTATCATCTAGCCGTGCTGGTATAAATTTTCTGCTAAGACCGTCTGAACCTATAAAAGTTTCGTTTGGCGGTGAAGCATCTATATATCTTTTCTTTACCCAATGTGCTCCAACACCACCGGGGTTAGCGGTACACCGCATATATGGTATAATCTCTGGATCTGTTGTACGCAGTCGAGAAGCCAAGTAGTTCCAAGAAAACTCTGTTGCTTGATGAGTGATCTCATCAAAACCAATCCAACTATATGCTTGCCCCTGATACCTGTATACATCTGCATCTCTTTCCAAGAACCCAAATTCTATTTTAGCTCCAGATGGAAAGTTCCAGAGCTTTTCTACTTCTTTGTACTTACAACCGGGAAAGGCTTTCGGGTAGAGTTCACGAGACTTGTCTATTAGCTCCCGTAACTCTGGCATAGAGCGCCGCAGGATTAATGCCCTATGCGCGGCCCGATGAGCATAACGAAGAGGATCAACCAACATCGCATAGCTCTTGCCTCCACCAGCCGCACCACCATACAAAACATCAGTCTCAGAAGCGGCGAGAAAGTCAGTTTGTGGGCCATCGTTGGGCCTAAAGATGACATTCTCTTCTGCGACAGTCCTCAACGCCTTGGGCAAGTCGGCAGTTGTTGTTGTTATTCTTCCTTCCGCTTTTGCCTCTTTTCCTTCTAATTTATTAAGTGTGCTCTTAGAAGTGTCAAGTGACCGTTTATAGTTTTCTAGTTTGGTGCGTACCTGCGCTAACCGTTTTTCTTTTTTTCGTACAGCTTTCCTTGCATCAATTTTGGCCTTGGTTTCGGAGTGGTAGTTGTAGCCTCTACCGGACGAACCTTTGGGTCTGCCAGTTTTTTTGCGAGGTGTTCCATCCTTTTTAAGTATAAAATCCCCGTTGTCGTCTCGCATATACGCATCAGGGTTCTCCTCCCAATCATTCATACTTAGAAACTATTTTATTTAATCCTGTGTGTGAGATTGAGCGTCCCGTATCATATTCAAGCCATGTGGCCCCTTCACGCAACGAGAGAACTTTATTTTTTACTAGCGGCACTATTTTATTAAGGGCTTTAAGTTCTTCTTCAACCTCTTCTAAATGTGTGCCATTCTCCATTAGTTTATAACCAAATGGAATGGTGCTACTACTACGCCTCTTCATATCGACCTTCTATAACTACTTCTTGTTTAGCTGGTAGTATAAAAAGGCCATTAGAGTTTTGCAAATTTACATCCAGCTTATCTGTCTTAGCTAGGCCAACACGGTCTAGGAGCGTCTGTGCGGCCTGTAGACGGACATTTGCTTGCGGTATGGGGTCTGTGCTGTCCATAACCTCTACAAGCTTTAGAGAAGCTTTGGGGGCATTCTGGGCTAATATATTCTCAGCTAGTTCTATTATTTCTGTTTTAAGAGCTTTAACTACGGATGTATATGAGCCTTCAGCATACCCCGCTAATTCTGCGGCACGTTTAGTATCCCCATTACAGGAAACTAGATTGTCCAGAAAGGATTGCTGTTTTGTTGTCAATTCTTTATTCATATTAGTTATTATATACCTGATTTACAGGTTTGTCAAGTTATATTTGAAAAAACTTGACAAAATTTGTTTTGGAGTGTATAATAGATTATGTAGCCCCCCCGGTACATATAGTCTCAGCCCCCACTTTAAAGCCTTTGGAGTGGGGCGACAAACTGGTTGACACTCAGAATCTTCCAAGTTGTGCGTGAATGAGTATATATATAGGGGGGGTGGCAGGGCCACCTGCCTAGCCCTTCAAAGAATTTGAAGGGCTAGGAAGTCTAGAATATTTTATAGACCTTAGTCTATAAAATATTCTAAAATCCACTGCCAGAGCCTCCAAAGATCTTAGAGATCTTTGGAGGCTCTGGTTGCCAGCTCTGAAATCTTTAAAAATTCTTAAGAATTTTTAAAGATTTTCTAAAAAATCTATAAAAATCAGAGATTTTTGTAGATTTCACATATACGTGTGAAAAATCCCTAAGGATTTTTAAAACCAGCCGCAATCCCTTAGTCTTTAAAACTCTCCCTCACGTAGTGAGGAGAGTTTATAAAGACTTGGGGCTCTCCCGACAAGCCGTTTCAGCCTTTGGCTGGAGCAACAAAACTTACAAATCGGAGATTTGATTATGGCGAAGCCAAACTTCAGCAACATCCCAGCCTCTAAAGAGGCTACCCCTCGACAGATTTCAGCGATTGCAAATCGCTTTGCGAAGCTTACGAATCCAGAGGATTCGTACATGCTGACCAAGAAGTACACCGCAGTTCTTTACAGATTCCAAGAGGAATCTGGAAAGAAACTGACTCATGGCGAGATCCAGAAGTTCTTCAAGTGCCGTAAAGTTCCTAAGAACTTTACGGCCTTGCTGACCACTGACGAGACTCCAAAGGAGTCTCCCAAGCCTTCAAAGAAGGCTCCGGCTAAGACTTCAAAGAAGTCTTCACCGAAGCCGAAGGCTTCCGTCGAGACTTCAGAGCTAGAAGCTCTGAAGGCTCAGTTCGCTGAACTTCAGGCTACTGTCGCCTTCATCGCCAAGAAGCTCTCTTAAGAGAGCTTCACAACCTTCACAGCCCCGGCTAACGCCGGGGTTTTTTTTAAACTTTAAATCCTCAACCGGAGGTTGATTATGTTTTTTCATCCTAAGTTTGGTTTAATTTTTATGTCAGAAAGTAAGTTTAATAACTTAGAGCGAGGCGAAGGTATTCCTCAAATGAGTTTGAGGACTATGCGACAAGTATATGATTTTGTTGTAGTTCAAGGTAAGTCTCCAAAGTTATTTCCAATGTATGATTTGACAGCAGTACCGGAACATCGTCAAGCATTAGCTTGGATTGTTAATAACTTTGAAAATTATTTGGAGGCTTGAGGCTTTAGACCTTCTAGTTTTAAAACCCCCTTTACAGGGTAAAGGGGTTTTAAAACTTTAGAAGGTCTTAAAGGAGGCGGCGATGGCTGACGAGATGACACAGCAAGAAGTTATAAACTTTATTGTACAACGTCTTGACATAGCGTTGAGAAACATCGACCAAGTTGTTGATAATTTAATAGATGATGGCGATCAACATCTGTTGTATGTAGCAATGGAAAAATTACTTGAACTTAAAAATTGTTGTGGTGATGACGAGGATATTTAAATGACTGACGAAATGATAGATACCGTAATAATTTACGAGTTGACCGACAGTGGTTTAACACCAGAGTTTTACAGAAGAAGTGTAGGAATTAATAGTACAACAAATCCTTTGGATGGTTTTATTGAAGATATTATTACTTCAAACCCTACAAAGTTTATGCACTATTACACTTTTTCAAAGGGCGGTAGTGGCGGTACATTTGGTGTTGCTACCCTCGACGGTCTTAGGGATTCTTAGTTTTAAAACCCCCTTACAGGGTAAGGGGTTTTAAAACTTAGAAGCCCTTAGAGGACTGCCAGCCGGTTCTCTGCTCTTTAGCAACCAACCTAAACTTCATTGCACTTGGAGGTGCTTATGTCTCAGTTCGACTATTCTACTCTCGACCCCAACAAGCCAGCTTCTTATCGCCAATTCAATGGTGTTGCATATCACTTTGCTCAATTGCATACCAAAGGTGACAAGTCACAAACATACATGGCAACTCGTATGTTCAAAGCTATCTTGTACAAGTTCTATAACGAACAAGATACTTTAATGACTCACGGCGAGGCTCAAAAGTTTTTCAAAGCCAAGCGAGTTCCTGCTCAATTTAAAAAGCTGATTACTATTCGTAAGTAATCTTTATAACCCCGCTTCGGCGGGGTTTTTTTTGAGGTCTTTAAAATGAAAAATAATTTTGTAGCAAAGAATGCTAATAAGTTTAACAAAGCTAAAGTCTTTAAAGACCGTAAGAAATCTTCAAAAAAAGTTAGAGGAACTAAACATAAATTAAAGGAGATTCCTAATGAATCTTAATGAAGTTAAGTACAAAGAAACAAGAAATTTATTATTGTTTGGCTCTTATATTTTTACAGTCGTTTCT